TAGCGATGCCACAACAGATTATACCAATTACAGATCTAGCATCAGTGGGTCTTGTACAAGATACTCCTGCAGTGTCGCTACCACCTAATGTCTTCTCAGAGGTACAGAATGTTCGCTTTAGGGATGGGGCTGTTAAAAGGTTCCCCTCTGATGTTGATAAACTAACATCACTTACAAACGTTGTGTACGTTGCGTACTGGCCCTCTACACTTGGAGATCGGTATGTAGTCATTACAGACAATGGGTCTGACACAGTGTTCACAGTGTACAGTGATAGCTTTTCTGTTGTCGCAGCTCAAGGTGGTACTAACACTGGGGTAACTGGTGGTAGTTGGCAGCATACTTTATTTAATGGTGGTTATCATATCATCCTTAATAATGGTAACTCTACACCTGTGTTCCTACAAGATGATGTAGTTGGAGTTACCCCACTACCTGGATGGGCCTCCTACGCTGTTGAAGAAGATGTTACTTCTTTTGAGCATGATGGTTCTGCAGGTGTTATTGAAGTTAAGAACACTGTGTTTGCAGATCCTGGTGCAGGTAATTCAATATCTATTAAGATAACCGCATTGCCTCGTAATACAGCTGAACCAATACACACTGAGACAGTGACTATAAATTCCGCAGGTGTTGTATCACCTGATGCAACATTAGCTGACATCGGTACAATATCTGGAGTTAATTACTCTAACAACTCATTCAACTTTACCCCAGACACTTCTTCCGGTGGTACAGTTTATAAAATATCTGTAACCACCACCCCCGTAACAGCTGTAACAGCAGGTGTTATAAGATCTTATGGTAACCTCTTAGTTGCAGGTAACCTAAAAGAAACAGGTGGTCGTACTCTTACAGGTACTGTTAGAACCTCTGATGTTGCGGCTCCAGGTGTTATGCCTGAGAACTGGAACCCCTTTAAGAATGGTGCTAACACAGCAGACGAATTTATCTTAGCATCTACAGGAACTATTCAAGACCTAGCGGAGCTACAGGGTGTTCTCTACGTGTACACAGACTCTTCTATTCACTCCATTCAACAGACCAACTCTCCTATTGTCCCCTTTCAGATTGCAACAGTGACTGATAACTATGGGGTTAATAATACAGATGGTGTTATTGAAGTGGATGGTAAGCACATCGTGTATGGTAGTAATGATTGCTATGTATTTGGTGGGCATCCTGGATCCATTTCGTCTATCTCTGATGGGCGTGTTAGGAACTTCTTTCGTACTAACATAACAATTAAATCAATTAGGTTTAACAAGTATGATGAGATTTGGTTCTGGTCTAGCTCAATTGTATATGTTTGGAACTATCGTAATAATGTGTGGACTAAACGAGACTTACCTACAGGTACAAATTCAATGTCTGCTGTTCGAGGAGATCTACTTCTCTCAGCACCTACGAAACTAGTTGGTGTGGATGGTAGTGCATACTTATCGGGGGCTGTACTAGAGCGTAAGCGCATGGCAGTTACTCCTGAGTTTGACACTGAGAGTGTTTCTGGCATGGCGCTGTTGTTCGATGGTGCTTCTAAAGCTAACATTAAGTATGATGGTATTGATAAGCTTGGAGAGGTAGTTGACTTCACGGCTAATGCTGCCATACCTTTTGATACTACTACGGATTACAAAGCAGACGTTAGGTTTAATGGTAGATTCTTAAACTATAGAATTGAAAGCCAGTCAGGTGAAACAACCCTTGATTGGAATCTTACAGGGTATCAGATCCAGGTGAGCAAAGGGGGCAGTAGATAATGAATATTATCAAACCACCCTACACTGGTGACCCTACCTTAGACTCTTGGACAAACCAGATAACACAAGCTCTTAATATGGGTTTACTGTTACCTGGAATCCAAGGTCAGACTGGTGGGGTTGGATCTGCTGGACCAACAGGTAATACTGCAATCTATCTCTATCAAAGAACTACAGTTAATACTGCACCCTCTAGGCCCACCACTGTTGTCTATGATTATACAGACATTGATAACGTAACCATAACAGCTAACAATGGGTGGTTAGGTGAAGTTCCAACAACTGGTGGTAAGTACCTTTGGATTACCTTTAGATATGTTTCAAACCTAGAAGATACAATCACTAATGCAAATACTTGGAACACTGTGGTGTTGCTGTCTGAGGATGGTAATGATGGTGCCCCAGCTCCTAGGTCTCTCTATCGAAGGGTGTATTACTCATCTTCATCTGGAGCACCTAGCTCCCCAACTGCTACAGTCACATGGGCAACCCTTGTGTTGTCTGGACTAACTACAGGGTGGTCAGAGACTGCCCCAACAGCTAGTGCAACTTCAACTACTTTGGTTTACTTCTCTGATCTTATATTCACAGATGATACAGGTGTAGCCACAACTGGCTCATCTACTGGGAGTACCCCAATAGAAGGTACTTCTTTCTCAGGGATTGTGACATTTAACAGTGGGAGCTTTTCACTAGATGGTTCCACTATAACATCTATAGATGGTGGTAACATATCTACAGGTACCATTACATCAAATGAGATAGCTACAGGTACAATTACAGCAAATCAAATAGCAACAGGTACAATCACTGCGGCTAGTGGAGTTATTGGGTCACTAAGTGCTACTGACATAACCACGGGGACAATCACTATTGCCAGACTTCCAGGTATCGGTGTTGCGGGTTCAACTACTGTAAATAGCAACACTTCTACTACAGCAAACATTACTGTGTCATTTAGCGGAGTTAATGTAGGTTCAAGTATGATGGCGGTAATCACTGGGACTTTTGGTCAGTCAACCGCAAGCACTGTGTTGACAATAACTCCAACAGGTTCAGGGGTTACTCTGGCACACACTCAAACAACTGGTGGTTTCGTAGTTGAAAACGCATCAGCAGTTAATGGTACACCATACACCCATGTTATTACCGCTACGGCAACAGCCTCTAGTGGGACTTTGGGTTTTACTTTATCTAAAAACAATAGTGGTAACTTGTATTATAAAGTTGCAAACTCCCTCTTAACATTTAAGGCATAAAATGGAATATACACTATACAAATCAAATGGACATTGGCTTGCAGATATAGATTGCACAGGTGATGTCCCTATCCTAGAAGACGGGCAACAGGTTGTTGAAGGTTCTTATGGTAGTGGTACAATGTTAGAAGACGTTGGTGTTTCACCAGCTAGTGGGGATGCTCTTTCAGTACATAATGAAGAACTACTCTCTGCTATACGCGGTAAACGTAATGTATTACTTGCCTCGTCAGATTGGATAGACCTACCCAGCTGCCCACTTTCAACGGAAAAGAAGATGTCATGGCAAACCTATAGAACGGTCTTAAGAGACTTACCTTCTAATACAACAAATCTGGAAAATCCAACGTGGCCCACACCCCCAACATAAGGAAGTTAAATGATTAGACTATTAAGTGGCCCTGAGTTGGCAGATCAATGGTACAAGTTAAGGCCCTTAGTTGAAGAAGCATTAGTACATGGCGGTGGGATGGTGACATCTCATGGGCTCTTTCTGCAATGCTTAGGTGCTATAGGTCAATGTTGGATAAGAGAAGAGGGTGAAGTTTGTATAACTCGCTTTGAAGAAATAGAAGGTAAGAAACAGTTAGCTGTAGTTGCCTGTACATCTCCTGGTTGGTTCACACATGGCCCTGAGATACTAAAAATACTTGAGGATTTCGCACGTTTTAATGGCTGCAAGAGAACTGTAGTCTATGGGCGCAAAGGTTGGGCTCGTGCCCTCAAACAATATGGATACAATGAGCCGTTTATAACGCTCACGAAGGAGGTTTAATATGTCAGGTGGTGGTGGAAATTCAACAACGACAACAGGATTACCAGAATGGGCACGGCCCTACGTAGAGGAAAGTTTAGCAAGTGCTGTTGATATGTATAAGGTGGGAGCCTATGAGAATGTTGCAGGGTTAACCCCCGAACAGATAACCTCTCTTGAATCTAAGAAGACTCTTGGTAGTCGTGGTGGTGTCTATGATCGGATAGCAGAAGATAGTTATGGAGCAACTCAAGCATATCGTGATGCTTCTAGTGGTACTGGTTTGTTTGGAGCTAATGCTTTAGGACAACAAACAACTGCTATGAAAGAGAGTATTGGAACTGCTGTTGAGGACCTACTAGGTCAACAACGAGGGGAGTTCAACCGCACAGGTAACCTCGGCGGTGCTAGGGCACAACAATCTATGGATTCATCTGCTATGAGAGTAGGTGGTGAGATGGCAGCAGCTGAGCTTGCTAATCGTCGTAATGCTGCTATAACTGGGGCTGGTGGTGTTTTAGGTGCAGGGTCACAACTCCAAGGTCAATTTGGAGCAGGTGCTGACTTACTTGGTAGTGTTGGTTCAGCTGTACAACAACAGAATCAAAACGAAGGCGATGCAGCATATCAAGGTATTCAACGATTGTTTGGTCTTTATGGATCTCCTGCTTTGGGAAGCACAAGCACCTCAACAGGTGGAGGTAAGTGATGAAACGTATAATACAAAAGTACCAAGAGGGTGGGGTTGTTCAGCCTGGAGTGGCAACTGGGTTACCTGCAGGTGGTAATGCAGGCCCAGCTATTCAGAGATATCTAAATGGTTATACAGCTGGCCCCCTATCTACGAGTGGTAGGAATAGTTATGTTCCAGATTATCGTAAACTTGCAGATGATCGTAAGAAAATAAGGGAGGCTACAGCCACTACAACCACAACAGGGACTGACACAACAGTAACCGATGATGGTGGTGGAGGCGGTGATACAGCTGTTACCACCACTGTCTCTACAGACGGACGATCTGCAGCTGAACGAATTGCTGATAATCGTGCTAACGTAGATGCAATTGTAGCGGCTGGGGAAGGTAATATAGCTGGTGTCCCCAATATTCTAGATGCCTCTCAATCAGACGATGAATACTACCAGAAATTCAGAGAAAACTACGAAGTAGCAAATCAACATGCTGCCAATAATCCATATGGACAAACCACAGGAACTCCTTTGTCTCAGCAGGGTTTTACATCTGGTGACTCTCTCTTACCAGGTGGTTCATCTAGCGGTGGTACTTTTTCAGGTGGGGGATCTGATGGTGTCGGGAACTTTGGAAAAGTAGGAGACTTCTTAGGAGGCATAGGTGATAGCTTAGGCATCACTGACTACGCAGGACAGGCTGCACAGAATGCACAAGCGTCGGCAGAGGCTAATATCCCATTGAGTGCATTTGGTCCTGTAGGACCGACTACCCCATACTCTCCCCCAACTCCTACAACTGGCTGGGATGGTAACACCTACGTTAACAATTACAGCGGTGGGGCTGATTCAAAACCTGCACACGCTACAGATAATGATGGACCACCAAAACCAGGTGATTCTGATTATGCGGCCTACTCTTCACAGATGGCAACTAAGAACATACTAGATGGGCATGGTGCTGGAGGAGGAGGCCATACAGGAGTTGTGTTTGACAACAGCAACGACTCGTATGTAGTTATGATTGATGGTAAACGGATGGGTAGCCGAGGCGGGGCAAAAGAAGCCAACGAAAGACTAGCGGAGCTTAGGGCTGGTCTTAACAACGGTGGACCTATCTCAATGAACCCTAGTCGTGTTCAGAAATATAATAATGGGAGCACTGGTGGGGTAGCGATAGCTAACTCTCGTCTCAATGAAGAGGAAATACGTCAACGTCAACTGATGCAATCACCACTACCAAAGGCACAGGCAAGTCCTCTCTCAGGTATTGGTGAAGGTCTGATGACAACTGCTGTTAATAATGGTCTCAATACTGGTCTGGCTACTATGGCAGGTAAAGAGGGACTAGTCGGAACTCTTGGAACTATGATGGGTAGTGGTGGAGCAGGTGCTACAGCTGTCACTGGGGGTCTTGGTGCAGGCATGATGGCAGCTCTTGGACCTATCGGTATTGGTCTTGGCCTAGGTAAACTGTTTGGAGTATTCAACGATGGGGGTAAGGTCCCTTGCTCTTGTGGCAAAACACCTTGCAAATGTGCAAAAGGAAAGAAGTCACCACTATCAGGAGAATGATATGATCGATAAAACAGATCCAACTAATAGGGATACTGTACCTGCGATGCTAACACCTGGGGAATTTGTCCTCAACAAGGAAGCATCAACTATGTTTGCTCC